AATAAAATATTTCACGTGGAACACAACACCCAGAGTTAAGAAAAGTTAAAACGAAAATAATTGTGCGCTTATGCTTGTACGTTAGAAAAAAAGTTGTATCTTTGCAGTGTTCAATTAAACGATTTGAAAATATGAAAGAGTTACTTCAACATTTCAGAGAGCAACCGAAAGAAGCTATTAAAGAAGTTGCAATGTGTGTTATGATTTTCGCCGTATGTGGTGCAATCTTGCAGGGTTGCACCGTTACAAAGGGTACAACGGTACGGGGCAAGGCAACGATAGTAACCATCGATACAACGGTAGTGAAACACAACGGTACGTTGAAGTTTAAGAAGTCTATGTTTAACAATTAGCAAGAAATGAGCTATGGTGATTGCATGGTTTTCTTGCGGTGCAACATCCGCAGTCGCTTGTAAAATAGCATTGAGCTTGTACAATGATGTACAAGTTTACTATATAGATACTGGCTCCGGGCACCCGGATAACATCCGTTTTCTCGCTGATTGCGAACAGTGGTACGGTCAGCCTATCCACATTGTCCGAAGCAATAAGTATAGTTGTGTATCTGATGTGTTAAGAAGAAAACGTTTTATAAATAGCCCTACAGGAGCCTCTTGCACATTTGAGTTGAAGAAACAGGTTAGATATAAATTAGAAAAAGAGTTAGTTAACTGGGAGGGTCAAGTGTGGGGCTTCGACTTTGAGCCTAAAGAGATTAACCGGGCTATACGTTTCAAACAGCAATATCCAGAAACGAAACCTTTGTTCCCACTTATCGAACGACAGATAACTAAACGGGACGCTTTAGGAATGCTTTGCAAAGCCAATATTGAAATTCCAGTTATGTATAAGTTGGGGTACAATAACAATAACTGTATCGGTTGCGTGAAAGGTGGTATGGGCTACTGGAATAAGATTCGCCAGGACTTTCCAGATGTTTTTAAAGAGGTTGCCCTAATTGAAAGAGAAATTGGTGCGACATGCCTTAAAGATAAGAGCGGACGTATCTTTCTTGATGAATTACCTACCTGGCGAGGGAATCCCGTTGAAGAAATTATACCCGACTGTTCAATTATCTGTCAGATAGAGTTTCAAGAGATACTCGACCGCCAAGTAGACCGAGTATTACACGGAGAAATTAGTATAAACGATGTAGCCTGACAAGGCTCAAACATAAAAGGTAAGTATATACAAATCAATTAATTCAAGATTAAAAGTTTACTACAATGGAAGAAAAAAGAAACGCATTTGACGAGTTTTCGTTTGCCGCTTTGTCGGCGTTGGGTGGCCTTATGGCGTGTAATGAAGTTTGCCGCAACCAGCGTGCAGTTATGAAAATAAACCGCTTTCGTGCGTGGCTTCTGGACTTGAAGCCGCAAGCCAACCCCGAACCGAACTTGCCGTTTGACGGCGAACCGCAAGGACAGACAGCCGAATAACAAGAAGTTTAACAATTAAAAGATTACTACAATGAAAAGTTTTGCAAGTAAATTTAACAAGACCACGTTTGGCATTGACACAACCGATTTTCAGTACACCAAGTTAGCCGATATTTTCAACTCTGAAAATGAGGGCGGCAAAGATGTGGTACACAAAATCAATGGGCTTTACGTACATAAGTCGCAATTAGGCGACAGCCCTGTAATTATTGATGAGGAAAACAAACGGCTGGTGAACCTACCAAGCCACACCGCCGAAACGGTGCGTGAAATTCTTGCCGATGATGAGGCGGTACAAACTATCAAAGACGGCAAAGTCGGGTACACGATTTACGAGTACGAGAGCCACGGCAAGAAGTGTTACTCTATTTCGTTTGTGGACTTGTAAGAGTTTGGAAAGTTATGTTTAACTTCGTAGGGGTTGCAATGTTTGTAACCCCTATTTAATATAACAGCGTATGGCAAAGTTAGGTTACAAGATTAAGTTTACAAAGTCTGTATTTGGAGCAACCCAACGGGCGAAAATCAAAAAAGAGATATTGCAAGCCGTGGAAAGCAGCCCCGAATATAGAAAAGAGATTGCAAGGGTTTTTCAAATGGCAAACCGCCGTATTCAGAATATAGAGCAAAGCGGACAACTTTCGCCAGCCGTGCAAGCGTTAAACAAAGGTGATGTAAAAGGCTTTACCAGATTTTCAATGCGGGGTGATTGGCACACCCTAAAAATTGAGTACGGCAAGGCAATTTCGTTTTTACGCCAGCCAACCAGTACGGCGCAAGGCGCAAGGCAGTACGGGCAACACCTGCAACGTATGTACGATTTAACGCCCGATGAGTACAATTTAATGGCAAGGAGCTTGCATGGAAAGTTAAACAGCGTTTCGGATAGTGATTTCGTGGAACGGTATTTGATGCGGTACAAGGATTTCACGGGCGAAATGGAGCAAAGCGCAAACGATATAAGCACCCAAATAGAAAGTGAAGCGCAAAGCATATCACGGGCAATTGATGCAGAGATAGAGCGGCAAGCAAATGAGGTGGCCGACCAAATGGAGGATATGCAAAACGATATAGAGCGCATTTTGCGCAACTTTAATAAGTTTGGGTTATGAAAAAAATACCTTTTGAGTTACAAGAAAGAATAAACAGCCCGACCGAAATAACCGAAATACTGAAAGCCGCCGTAAACGAAAAAAACATTATAGGCAACAGCAAAGGCGAAAGGTTTTACAATATACCGTGCGCCTTTGATATCGAAACAACGAGTTTTTACCGTGATACGGACGGACGGGCGTACACATACGAGCAAATGCAGCGTATGCAGGACGGGAACGGGCGCAAGGCGAAATTAGAGAAAGCCGCAATAATGTACGTTTGGCAGTTTGGCATAAACGGATATACAATAATGGGGCGCACGTGGGGCGAGTTTGTTACGATGATGCAGACCATAAGCGAGGTTTTGCAACTGAATGACAAATTACGCCTTATTGTGTATGTGCATAACCTTTCATACGAATTTCAGTTTTTGCGCAAGTGGTTTGAGTGGCAACAGGTTTTCAGTATTGATTTGCGCAAACCGATTTACGCAATAACAACAGGCAACATTGAGTTTAGATGTAGTTATTTGCTTTCGGGTTATTCGCTTGCAAAGTTGGGCGAGCAGCTTATGAAATACAAGTGCGCAAAAGCCGTTGGTGATTTGGACTACCAGCAAATAAGACACGCCGAAACGCCGCTGACTGATGAGGAAATACACTACTGCATAAACGATATTAAAGTAGTGATGTGCTACATACAAGAACGTATCGAGGAAAGCAAGGGGATAACGCACATACCGATAACAAAGACGGGGTTTGTGCGCAAGTATTGCCGTGCGCATTGTTTGCGTGAAAAAAGCGTTGCAGGAAAGACCGTACCAAATTGGGATTACGTAAACTTGATGCAGGAACTACAAATTACGGGTATGAATGAATTTAATATGCTGCAACGTGCGTTTGCAGGCGGTTTTACACACGCAAACGCCGAATATACAGACGAAATAATGTACAACGTGGATAGTTACGACTTTACAAGCAGTTACCCGTATGTAATGATAGCGGAAAAATACCCGATGTCGCAAGGCGTTGCAATCACGGTTACGAGTATGGCTCAATTTGAGTTTTTAATATCAAAGTATTGTTGTGTGTTTGATATTGAGTTTACCAACATATTTGCCAGCGAAACGCAAGACAACCCGATTTCCGCAAGCAAATGTTTTGTGAAAGAAAACCCGTGCGAGAATAACGGGCGTATTGTGGCGGCTTCAAAAATAGCACTGACAATTACGGACGTGGATTTTAATATACTCAAAAACTTTTATACGTGGGAAAGTATGCGAGTGGGTGAAATGTATTGTTACAAGAAAGACTATTTGCCGACCCCGTTTGTAAAATCTATCCTGCATTTGTACGAAAGCAAGACGAAATTAAAAGGCGTTGAGGGCAAAGAAGTGGAATATCTTAACAGCAAGGAAATGTTAAACAGTTGTTACGGTATGAGCGTTACCAACCCTTTGCGTGATGAGTTTACATATAACGGCGAATGGGATATTAACTCAATGACAGCCGAACAAAAACAAGAACTTTTGTACAAGTACAACACCAGCAAAAACCGTTTCTTGTTTTACCCGTGGGGCATTTTCGTAACCGCATACGCACGGCGCAACCTTTTCACGGGCATACACGAAGCAAAAGACGATTACATATACAGCGACACGGACAGCATTAAGATAATGAACGGCAAGGCGCACGAAGCATATTTCAAGGCGTATAATATGCAGGTGCAAATGAAATTACGTGCAGCCTGTAAACACCACGGTTTGCCGTTTTCGCTTTGCGAGCCGCAAACGATAAAAGGCATAACAAAGACTTTGGGCGTGTGGGATTTCGAGGGTACATATACACGGTTTAAGACTTTGGGCGCAAAACGCTATATGGTGCAAGAACCGAACGCACTAAAAGCAAACGGACGGGCATACGATTTTAGTTTAACCGTTTCGGGCGTGAACAAGAAAGCCGCTATTCCCTACCTTATTGAAAAGTACGGGGCAAACGGGATATTTGACGCTTTCACTAATTATCTGGATATTCCGCCGCAAGCAACGGGCAAGAACATACACACGTACATAGATTACGAGATACAAGGCGAGATAACCGACTACAAAGGTAGCACGGCGCATTACAACGAACGCACGGGCGTACATTTAGAGCCAACGGGGTACAGCCTTTCCCTTTCGGTTATGTACATAAATTATTTGCGAGGTATTAAATTTAAGGACTAAAATAAAAGAGTTATGACAACAAGAAAGACAAAGACAGACAAGCCGAAATTTTACGACTTGAAAGAGATTTTAAGCAAGAACGCTGACTATAATGTTATATTTGGCGAACGGTCAAACGGCAAGACTTATGCCGCCTTAAAATATGGTTTGGAAAACTATATCAAGACGGGCAAGCAAATGGCATATATACGCCGTTGGCGTGAGGATTTGAGGGGCAAACGTGCCGAAAGTCTGTTTGCAAATCACGTGGCAAACGGACTTATTGAGGAACTGACAGAGGGCAAATTTAATGAAGTGTTCTATATGTCTAACAAGTGGTTTTTATCTTTCTACGATGCAGAGAAAAACAAGCGGACACCCGACCCGACCCCGTTTTGTTACGGGTTTTGCCTTTCAGAGCAGGAACACGAAAAAAGCAGCAGTTACCCGAATGTTACAACGATTGTGTTTGATGAGTTTCTGACACGGCGGTATTATTTGCCCGATGAGTTTATGTTGTTTATGAACCTTTTGAGTACGATAATACGCCAGCGGAACGATGTTAAGGTTTTTATGCTGGGGAACACCGTAAACAAGTTTTGCCCGTACTTTACCGAAATGGGTTTGAAGCAAGTGCCGTTTATGGAGCAGGGAACGATAGATATATACCGCTTTGGCGAACACGGCGCAACAGTGGCGGTTGAGTATTGCGGTACGATAGTACAACACAAAGCCAGCAACAAGTATTTTTGTTTCGATAACCAAAACTTGCAGATGATTACAGGCGGCAAGTGGGAACTTGCAGTATATCCGCATTTGCCGTGCAAGTACAAGCCGCAAGATGTGTTGTTTGTGTACTATATCAAGTTTAACGATGTAGTTTTGCAAGGTAACATTATCCAAGTGGGTAACGAGTGTTTCACCTACATACACGCAAAGACGACCCCGATAAAAGATGAGGAAAACAGCCTTATTTATTCTTTGGAAATGAACGGCAAACCGAACTACAAACGCAAGTTGTTAAGTACGGCAAGTTATGTTGAACAACAAGTCGCACGGTTTTTCGCAATAGACAAAGTTTTCTACCAAGATAACGAAGTCGGCGAAATAGTACGCAATTATTTAATTACGAGCGCAAAGATAAATATAGTTTCGTTGAAATGATAATTACGGGCGGTTTGGTGCAAATTTCGTGCCGAACCGCCCGTTTTACAAAATAAATAACTACCTTTGCAATAGGAACTAAAAATTTATTGATATGGACGCAAATACTATTATTCAAATCATTTCAAGTTTGGGTTTTCCGATTGTGATGTGTGGCGCATTGTTTTGGTATATGGTGAAACAAAGGGAGGCGCACCGAGAAGAAACGGAACACCTAAAAGATACGATTGCGGAAAATACGAAAGTGTTAGCCGAACTTACTACACTAATTAAAGTTTTGACAGATGAAAAGGAAAGATAACATTTACAAGTTGTACCAGCAACAAATAAGGGACAAAGACACCGCCGTAACCGAATTTATTGCAAACACGTTGGCGAAAACTCAAAGTATGTTTGAGTATGAGGGTTTGCCCGACAGCATACCGCAAAAGGAATTAGAGCGGCTTTTGCAGACCACAGGCAACGCCTTTGTTACCAGCGTGGACGGGGTTTTGTACGCGCTTTCGGGCGGCAAAGGCGGCGAACCCGATGTTTACGGAC